ATTCAGGCTCGACATATCCTACTTCTACATAATCTTGTGTTGCTACCCTTCTAGGCTTCTGCAATGGTCTTTCTACGTTTCTATTTTCAAGAGTCTGAGTTGTGGTTTTTATTTTGTATCCCAGTGAACTAGACTTGGGTCGATTAAGGTTAAGAATTTCTGCTACAATTTTGCTTAATTCTACTTCTGTTAATCCTTCCAGTGTGTCTAGCAGTTTATACACATTTACGTCGTCTATTTTTGCCTGTTGAAGCAGTATAGTTGCGGTGCTTATTGCTGCTGTTTCGTCAAATCCTCTCTTTGAAAAGAAAGACACAACTGCATCTACTTGATTTGCAGAATATTCTAAAGGAGCGTCTCTAAAAGTATCAAAGAATCGTACTACATCTCGATCTGAAAATTTGGTTGGTTTGATAATAGGTAAGTTTGACATTGATCGATCTCTTTTTGTTTATTCTATAGGAGGCAAGTCTTCGGCTTCAAAGTCCGGAGTTGTTATATCTGCAAGTTGTGCTATTGCCGTGGGCGCCTCTGGGCCAACAAAACCTCCCGGTGTATCTATTCCTGGACCTCCGGCTGATGCTAACGCAGCATCGGCTGCTGCTTGTTCGGCTGCTGCTGCACTTCCTGCACCTGGACCTCCAGCCGATGATGTTGGTCTAGATTGTGCAATTGTTTGAGTATTTTCTTGTGCATTGCCTAGAGTTTTCGGAAACACTATTTGTAAATTATTTCCCGATCCGCCCGAACCAAAGATACTGCCCAAACTGAAATTACCTGTTGCAATATCTCCTAATGCTTGGGTTGCTATATTTAGACCTTCTTCTCGCAGCCCGTCTGATGTAAGATTACTTGCAGTTTGAAAAACATTCACACCGGCTATCGCTGTTCCTAATAATCCGCCAGTTCTTCCTCCAACAATATCGCCCACGCCTCCAAACACGTCTCTTAGGCCGCCTTCTGATCCGCCAAGCGTAGACAACGGACTTGGAGTTTTGTCGTATTTTTCCTGACCAAATGTAGTAGGAGCTCCGTTTGATCCTGTATCAACGTCTCCTCTTTCATATACCACTGTGTCGTAGTTGACAGTAATTGAATTTGCCATTGGTGTGTTAGTATCAGAGCTGTCTACACTGTCGTGATTCCAACTAGCAAGAATCGGTCTTATCAATCTAAAAGTTGTAAAGCGCCTTCTTTGTAATTGAGTTATTTCTATTTTGGAAAAAAACGGCACAGCCGGTGTACCGTTGTCCATGCCAAATGCATGGTCATTAAAGAGGTCATTTTTATACAAAGTATCGCCTGCGCCGTTTCCTGTATCTACAAGAGAACCGTACGGAGCTACTCCGTTTGTTTCAGCTACAGTGTTTGCATCTGCAAAGTAGTATCTATAGTAAGCTTCTAACAGTGCAGTTATCAATCCAAAATTGTCATCGTAAAAATCAATTGATATTGGTTGATATTCAATATTGGTTTGAATATTTTTCTTTCGATTATACTTGTTTTTGGTTTCTACATTTGCTGTAAATCCAGGCAAGTCTGCTGTGCGTACTAGCATTCCTATAACATTTTCGTACGGCTTAAATAGATTTCCTGTAAAACTTTGTGCAGCTGGTGTTAGAAAAAACCCTATATGATATAAAAATTTAGAATGAGGAGCAAACTGAAAATTGTTGTCTACAAACAGTCTACTAGCATGTTGCCAGTCGCCAAGATTTCCTTTGGGGTTTGTGAGCCCTCTGAATGCTTGATCAAAAAAACCGTTGAATATTGACATATGTGTATTTAGTTGATAAAATTAACAGCGCACTTAATAAAAAAGGGGCAAAAAGCCCCTTTCTGTGACAGGAGTAGTTTTACTATTACAATCCGCCGCCTGTGATCAAACTTCCGGCTGTTCTGCCAACGTTTGTGCCAATGCCAGTGTTGTCCGGTGTCTGAATTGCGTTATCATAACGAATCGACAGCTCAACTGTGATAGGTTCGCTGTTAGAATAGTCTAGTTCGTTGTAGTTTGCATTTTGCACAAAACAACCATAAAGCTCAAATGTTTCTAGTACATTAGGAGTATTAGCGCCGTTGCCGCCGTCTAGTATTTCGATTCTTGTGGTAAACTTATAATCGATACCACTTGCTGCAGAACTTTGTTCGAAAAAGTCAAACTGTTTCTGAAGCTGTTCGCCGACTAATTTCTGCACTCTGTTGTTTACGTCTTCTCTTAGAGTGATTGTTATAGGCTGCCATGCATGTTTGCCAGCAAGGTAAGCACGAGTGTTATAGGTATGAATTTCCATTTCTTCGAATTCTACCTGAGGTCTTGATGCACTTACAACCTGTTTTGTTAGTTCTGTAGTCGGTGTTGATACACCAAAGTTTTCTAGTGAAACCCTAAAGCGATACTGCAATTTGGGCATTAACAGACCTTGACTGGATGCAGAATCCTGTGTGTCTAAAGGTACTGAAATTCTTGATAGTGTTGAGATAGCCATATGTGTAACTCCTTGTCAAGAGTATTTATCATTTTTTGCTATAATTTTTTGACCCGTAAAAAAAGGGTAGCAATTTGCTACCCTTTTTGACCTTACTCTATTGATATTATAGAGCTGCTATTTCACCTGTATTCTTCAAACGTAGCGGAATGAATATGAATTCCGCAGCTTTGACAGGCTCGATGGCCACATCTACGTATAGCTCACTTCGATCTATTCTTGCTGGTGTATTATTGCTCTCATCACATACTACAATAAAGTCTAGTAGAGCTCTTTGACCAACAAGTTCTAGCAATAGACTTTCAACTGCTTGTTTGATTTCGTCCCTTGTGATCTTGTCGTTCTGTTCAAAAATGAAAGGTTTGGCAAGAACATCAAGCTGCTGTCTTAGAAAAATTACCAATCTAGCAACGTTGATTCTGTCAAGCGCACTTGCACCTCTTGCTCTGGTTTTCTGACCAAAGTTTACAAGACCAGCACCACTTATGAATGTTAGAGGATTAACATTATTCTCATACAGTGTGTCTCTTTGACCTTCGTTAAGCGAGATGCTTACAAAGCCACCTTCGTTGTCTACAAAGCCGATTGAAGTAGCATTTGTAATGCCTCCTCGTCTAATGCCAGCAGGTGCAAACCATGGGAACGACACCTGATCACTTAGAATCATGGTTCTTAGCATCATGTGACTTGGCGGAACAACAACATTGCGACCAAAGTTATCTGAAGTAAAGCCCCAAGGATAAAACACAGCCATGTATTCGTCTCTGCTTAAAAGACCTTCAAGACCGTCTTCTGGTGATTGAGCTTCGTTAGTTGCCCAATTGTTTAAGCTGGTTGCATCAGGAAGAAGCCTTGCAGGTGAATCGCCTACCACAAACGAAGTAAGTCCTCTGTCAAAGTTGAGAGAAATCATTTCTGCAATAACTTCTGTATAGCCTGGTGTTGCCATCAAATTAAATGCACGACCTTCTGTGTCTCTAATGTCGTCGTTAGAGTTAAGCATAGCCTGAATTGCCTGAATAATAACTTTTCTCTGAGCTTTTCTGCCGAAACTACCGGAACCGTCTACTTGGTTGCCGCTTTCTGTTACCCAGCGATGTGGATAATAATCGTTCATTGCTTCGTCGCCAAATCTCAAATTGTCTTGGTTTTGATTGATAAAGTTTCGTACAAAACGTTTGACATTAAATCCTGATCTACGCAAGTTCCAAAGCAGCATACCTCTTGGGAACAGTGCTGGATCCGGTGCGTCTGGGTCAAGATAATCACTTACCAACAGCTCTTCTATTGGTGCTGCTTCTTGCCTTTCTCCTGACGTGCTCCATCTTGCATCAGCAAAAACTACGCCGTTTTCTGATGTTTGATCAGAAGTGTCAACTGGAATCCAGCGACTTTCTAGTGGTGCATTTTCTAAATCAGCATTGAATTTGTAAACCAGCGGATAGTTTTCAATGTCAGAAGTGTCGATCCAGATATCGCCAGTTACCAGTTGATCTCCGTTGCTTTGCAGTATAGGTGTGCTAGCACTTACAATTGGACCTGCTGGATCTGTGCCTGGGAATTCGTTGAGATAGCCAACCCAGGTATCACCGTCGTGTACCATTAGATCAACTTCATCTACTATTGAATTATACCATAGTCTACCGTCTGTTGTGAGTGCAGTAACTTCAGATGCCGACGCTGTGTAGAATGTGTCTTCTGTTCCCGGAGCCGTTGCACTCCAAAGGCTGGCCTGCAGCTCTAGTGGTGTTGTGCTGCCGTTTGTGCCTGGAGCAAAAGTTACACCGGCAGTTGCTTCTGAAAATCCTAAGTTGCTTAGTGTAGGATTACTGTCATCTGTAAATCTAATGTCACCGCCGGTTGCATGCTCTAGAGTGATTCTGTTCTGAGAATCAACAGATGCACTTAGTCCATTTATGCCCAAGCTGTTAACAGCTTCTGCAAATCTTTCTGCATCTTCTCCGTCGCCTTGTGGAGTAAACGTTGCAGGCTCAGGCGTAGAAAAACTAGATATACCTGGTTGTGTTACAGAAAATTCTATGCTTCTTTCTCCGTTTGGCGTAACACCTGTTACCGGTATGCCTGTTACCTGAGTAGG